AAAGAAAAATGATTTATTTTGATTATACCTTACAGCATATTCATCAAAATGATATTATATGGAAAGCACGCCTTAACCGACTTATTAAAAATAAACGCAATAGGTATTACGACTTGCTTCTCTCTATAGAGATATTATAATATACAAATGGGCATTAAGAATTTCCCGAAGGGATATCACCCTTCAAGTGGTCAACAATACGCCATACCTAATATTGTTGATAGTTTGAACAAATATAAATTTATAATTGTTCAAGGCCCTACTGGTTGTGGAAAGAGTTTTATAGCTAAAACTATTGCTAATGGTTTAAACAAACCACCATCTCGTTTAACTAAGCTAGTTAAAAATTATACTGCGTTCGATACTAGTTGGGAAAATGGTAAATTAGTATATGAGTATGCGGATGACTTTGCAGGTAAGAGATATGGTACATCAATCCTAACTACTACTAAAGCTCTTCAAGATCAATACACTAGAGATTTTAAAGATATAAAACCACTCAAAGGGAAGGGATCATATATTTGTAATCTTGACGATAGAAGTCCTGCTGATCAGGCGCCCTGTATTTTTAGTAACAAGCTTAAAAAAGAATGTTGGGATTGTAATCGTTGTGATTATTATGAGGCGAGAAATAATTCTATTAGTGCGAAGGTTGGCGTAGAGAATTACTCTAGCTTTTTTTATAAACCAGATCATTTAAAACACAGACAATTAATAGTATGTGACGAGGCATCTGAGTTAGAAAATATTATTGTAAGTCGGTTTAGTTGTAATATTGAAATTGATCGTCTTAATAAGTATGGCTTTAGGCTTCCACACTCTGTAGATAGAAAGCGGTTTTTTGATAGCTTATATAGACTTCAAGTAAAATTGGAGGACAGGTATGTAGAGATACTTCGGATGCTGGACAAGCACGCTGACACGGTAGGAGACAATATTAAAAAGGAGTATAAATTTATATCTGATTTAAAAGGAGACCTTTCATTAGTTATTGATACATGGAGTCAGTCAGAGTATATTATTAATAAAGCGTATATACGCGGCAAGCAATGTGTACAATTAATTCCTAAGAAGGTTGACACACTAGCGCAACATATATTTAAATATGCAGACAATATTATATTAATGTCTGCAACGTTTGTTGATTATAGATTAGTCATGAGAAATTTAGGCATACAAGAAAATGAATATAAGTATATTGATCTTCCGACTAGCTTTGATCCAAAAAAGTCTCCAATCTTATTCGGTAACTTTCACTTAAACAAAAAAAATCTTGAATATAACTTTCCAAAGATTGTTAAGTGTGTGGAGGAAATATTAGAAGAACATAAGAATGAAAAGGGATTAATACATACTCAGTCAAATGTCATTACTAAAATGCTAAAGGACAAGATAGATAATGATAGAATTTTATATAGAATAAAAGGCAATAAAGATAATATAGATATATTAACAGAGCATTTAGAGACAGATAGGCCGACTGTTCTCGCGAGCCCTTCAATGAGCTTTGGAGTAGATTTAAAAGGAGACGCAGCTCGTTTTTGTATTATATTAAAGTGTCCGTGGCCAGATTTAGGAGATGTTCGTATTAAAGAAATGTCTAAGAACAATAATAAATGGTACACTAGTAAGATGTTTACTACCTTTATTCAGCAATGTGGGCGGTGTACTAGAGATGAAACTGACACTAGTGTTACGTATGTTCTTGATGCTGCTAGTATAAGAAAGTTGATTCCAACGTACCGGAATTTACTACCGATGTATTTTACAGATAGGTTTATTTAATAAATATTTATAATAATGAAAAACCAATATTATGGTTTTGAGCTAAAAGATATGATAAGGCAGTTTATCACCGCCTTTAACAGTATCATCATTAATAGATATAATAAGGATAAAGCGGTTGTCGATCAACTTAAAGTAGGTTTTTATTATGGCCCAAAGGAAAGAGCGCTTCATGACATAGTTAATAAAGCTCAGTCTTTAAAGCTTCCTACGATTGCCGTTCATTATACTTCTATTTCTCGAGATCCAGAAAGAATATTTAATAAGATTCCAGGGTTTTATTATAGTAAAGCACCTACAGTGAGTGCTGGTTCCATGGAATCAGATCATTTAAAAACACCTATTCCAGTTAATATAGGCTTGTCGATGTCTATAATGACAAAATTTCAGACTGATATGGATCAAATTTTGAGTAATTTTGTACCGTATAATAACCCATATGTTATTATAAGCTGGAAAATACCGTCGTCTCAAAATTTAGCTAATAATTTTGAAATTAGAACTGAGGTACTATGGGACGGTCAGTTAAGTTTAGATTATCCTATTGAAGTATCTGGTACACAACCTGCTAGAGTTATCGCTAATACAACTTTCACAATGAAAGGCTGGCTGTTTAAACAGCCTTATACCGAAGATGTTAAAAATATTTTTGTTATCGATCAGGACTACATTCCAGTGAATGCATTTAATTATGAGTAAATTTATAAAATATGATTCTACGTTAACTGACGTTACTGCGTTTAGTGGTAATTTTGATCATAGAGAGTTATCTGGTAGACCAGAGTTTACTGGTGGTAATACATATACAACTCTTGCTTGTGGCTTTTCTGGTTCTAGAACACTCGAGGGATACAATTTTGATTCCTTACAAGGGGTGATGCTAAGCACCGTTGGTAGTATAGATATATTTAAGATCGGACATACTTTAACAGATAGGACTTCCGGTGTAACAACTCTCACATATCTGTGCGCCGGCGCTACAATTACTCCGGCTCTGAGTGGGTATTTCTTAACTACAGGTACAAGCGCTGGAACTTATACATTAAATAACTATAATAGTATGTCTGTTGCGTTTCCGCAGTTGACTGCAACCGGTGTTATAGATGTAGTACCGATTAATGCAGCTGGGTTTACAACATTATCAACAGATATAAATACAACAATAACAATAAATTAAGATGCCAGACGGACAAAAAGGTACATTCGGAAGAGGGTTACAAAAGTTTATTCAAAATAATTTACCCTATAGATCTCCTGCAGCAATTATAGATGACGTAACGGAAGAGAATCCTAAGTTTAAAGATTTCTATAAAGCAGGATCATTACGTAAAGAATTATTAGCACAGCATTCTATTCTTGCTCCTAAGGCACCCGAATCTTCGGCACCTATAGGTTCGTTCTTAGCTGATAGGATGTATAACGACCTAATGTATGCTACGCTTGATGTAGATAAGTACAGACGTTTACGAGATTATAGAACAATGGCCCAGTTTGCTGAGGTAGCAGATGCATTGGATGAAATTTGTGATGAATTTTTAAACGAAGATGAGCATGGTAATATAATTAGCTTAGATTTAAGAGAGGTAATAGATTTTGATCCTTTAGTCAAGCGACAGTTAAACGAGGAGTTTGGTAAATTTATTAATTTGTTTGATATAAAAGAAAAGGGGTGGGAATATGTGAGGTCATTATTAGTAGACGGTGAATTATATTTTGAAAATATTATTCACGAGAAACATATTAAGGAAGGTATTTTAGGTGTTATAAGCGTTCCAACACAAGCAATTGATCCTGTTTATGATAACTTTCAAAATATGTTTATTAAAGCTTATTTACTCAGAAAAGCGAAACATCATAAGGAAGCGGAAGAGCAGTTTAACTCTATGCAAGATAAAGATTTTATTCCAATGGAAAAAAATCAGATTACATATGTAAATTCCGGAACATGGAATGAAAATAAAACTTTTAGAATTCCTTTTATTGAGAATGCACGAAGAGCTTATAGACAGTTATCTTTAATTGAGGATTCAATTATCATATACCGGCTGGTCAGAGCTCCAGAGCGTTTAGTATTTAACGTCGACGTTGGTAATATGAGTACTCCTAAAGCTGAAGGTTATATTCGTCGTTTAATGCAAAATTATTGGAGTAAGAAAACGTTTAGCTTAGATGAAAATAAAAGAGTAGATTCATTTAATCCTCAATCAATTTTAGATGCTTATTGGTTCCCTAAGAGAGATGGTAGTACTGGTACAGAAGTTAAGACATTACCCGGAGGAGCGAATTTAGGGGAATTAGATGATTTAAATTATTTTGTTAAAAAGTTATATAAAGCTCTTAAGGTACCTACTAATAGAGTTGATTCTGAGAGTTCTCAATATAGTGCTGACGCGACAGTTTTACGAGAAGAGTTAAAATTCGCTAATTTTGTTGTTAGACTCCAACATCAATTTGCTGTTGGATTAAAGGAT